ATGGAACATTGGAATTGGGATGTCTTGATAAGGCAGAACTGGCGAGTGACTAGTCATCAGGCTCTCAACAATCCAACGGGCAAGTGATTCAGTGAGAATTGCAGTGTAGGTATCCCTCTCTTCTTCTGTCATAGCAGTACCAAAATGGGTCATATCAGCAACTTGCTGTGCAGCGGACCTTAGGTCGTGAAACTCATTGATGCTCGTCTGAAACTCTGAGATCAGGTCTCGGTCTTTGGCATATTCAACTAGCCGCTGAGGTATGTTTTCATCCTCTCGTATCTCCATCATAGGATTGACAAGCCCAGCATCATCCATCTCAGGTACTGCCATAAACCTGACTGTGTAAGTCTTAGACTTCTGAGTTGCCAACTGGGATAGAGTTGGGGTTACTATCTCAATTGCCATTACCCTTGCCAACTCAAGGTATGTAGTCCTATCAGCTGACTTCATAGTTGAGAGCTTACTCTGCAGCCTACCTGAGAACCTTACAGTGGACAGTGCCCATTGGGGTCGTGGAGGACAAATCATGATATCTACAGCCTTCCTTGAAGAGCCACCAGCAGACATCCTTTTGAGGTTAGCCAATGGGCCGGCAGGAATGAAAGGCATCGAGCAGCCAAGGACATTTGCAAGAGCGACAAAAAGCTTGACAGCATGTGGGTTCATTGACACTGCCTCTGCAACAACCTTTAAAAAGTTGCGTTTAGTTGACTTTGAGGGATCACCACTAGCCTGTGCAAACCATGAGAGCGAGACATCTGGTTGTGGAAACTTGATCCTGGGTTCCTGATATCCTTGTTCAACCAAACTCCTGCACTCTTCTGTTGATATTGTGACGATTATATCAGCATTCTCTTCTGTCAACCTGAGATACGTCCTTCCAGACGGCTTCATGTATGATAGATTAATGTGCTTGAAGATCTTGCTATAGGCTAGGTTGTACAGTTGAGCTGGGGAGTAGATATCTTGAGCATGTGATGTTAGTGCATCCAACCAGAGCTCCATGGACCTCTTGCAGTTGTAAGTATCTCTCGCCTGAGCCTGTCGGCGTACTTTTCTTGAGAGCAACTTTCTCGCCCCATTACTCTTAATCAAGGCAACAGACCTAGTGAAGTCGACATAGCTTGGACAAGCAGTGATGATCTTGGAAATTACCGAGGGCTCCACAACTGTGGCATTGGCTAACAAGCTCCTGATTGATGAGATCGATGAGGGTCCAAGTGGGTTAGACCTTATAGAGATGTCTGTCGTCCCCTCAAGAGCCTCCAAGAGCTTCATTGTTACAGACAGACCACTCGTATCAGGTAGTGTGGCTGCTATCCTCTGTGAGTTTGAGATCAGTTGGACATCTCTAGATGAGGAAACTAGATTGGAGCCAATGTGGCTGCATATACGGCCAACAACCTCAGGGTCCATCTTCTCAAGCATAAGCAGGTCGGCATAGAACTCGGATGATGATTCTATACATGTGCTTGTGGATAGCTCGATAGGTGAAGGGACTCGGAACCCTGAGCAGGAGAACGGCACTATCATCAATGCACTTATCTGTGAGATAGTCATCCTAACGTTCATACGCCTTAGACGCTTCAGAGTGTAAAGGTGCATCAAGATATAAGCAGTTTCTGCAGTGCACCCAGCCCTGGCCAGTGATCTTGCCTGTCCTATCGTTGCTGAGACTATTGTGTGCAAGGTGTTAACTCCCTTAGTCATATCATAAAGCCCTACCCTGCTAAGCTCCTTGAACCACATGGGTAGGATTTTATTGTCTACACAGATGTCTCCAAGATACTCCCACACACAAGTGGACACAAGGGTTTTGGAAAGGTGGAAATTGAGCCCTAGAGAAAGGTATATTCCCTTTATACTCTCTATCTTCTGCCTTAACATCTTACCCCCTAGATGCTCAGGGAATATGAACATGAGGAGGCCATCATCTGAGAAAGTGAGGAGATGGCCAGATAATCCTGTTGCTTCAAGGGCTATCTCCATGATGATTGCATGGATCGATGACCATATGAAGTTTAGGAACCCTTCAAAACCTCCTTTGACCCCTGCCAGGTAAGAACCGTAGTTCCTAGTATTATGGATAACAATTGATGCACGAAAGACCAGGTCCAGTCTCTTCAGCCATTCCTCTCCTGTTAGCTCAGCAAGGATCGCCCCATACTCTCTTATTAGACGCATGGGGAACTTCTTAGAAAATTCAGACATGTCAAAGGAGACAAACATTGCTACTTTATTCGCTGTCGGGCCAGTCATGGACTCACAGAACTGTTCCAGATCTTTGCGTCTTGCTGTGTAGGA